CCCCCTACCCCTTTTTCTATTAGCAATGTGCTATTTCTGTTACGACAGATTAGCACAATAAATTGTTATTAGAATTAGGAGTTTGAGATACTCTCCCCTTTTTGATGACTGCTAGGAAAGACTAGCAACCTTTTTATAACTTGGATTTTTCCCCATATTTCTGGGGCATTTTATTTTGTTATCATTCATACTCGTTCACGTTATCGTACACCCATTATACAGACCGTGTTAGCATTCTTTACACCACAACATTCATATAATTATAATGTATCATATCAGCGATCCAACCCCTTGTTACAATTCTTTATTTCGATAGAGAATATACTCAAGGAAGTGTTCGTGTGATTAGTTTATTATCATGTATATTTTTCTGGCTAGGGCTTTGCAACCTATTTCATTTAATACAGATACTTTCACCCAACAACATATGACAACACAAACAGAGTGTCTTATATTTTTATATTATCCAATTTATTTTAACCTTGAAATTTATTGATCCAGTTTAATTCATTTTAAAGTCAAGTAATTCTGAAGCTATGCTTTAAATTTCATTTATTTTAAAGTGGCCTATTTAGGCTTTTTCGTACTTTTGGCAATCCCATAAAACGACTTGACAACTCCATTGATCGATTGATGCTTCGACCATGGTTTAATTAACGCATTACTGAAAATTCAAATACAACTACAGAACTTACTGAGGACATTAATGTCTCTCAAGAACAACAATTTACCTATGACAATCAGCGTACCGTTAAATCTGAAGATTCTTATGTACTACCTTCTCAGAGCAATCTTTCGGCTCAACAGATATGTAATATGCCTACTTCTTCTTTCACATCTACTGATATTCTAAAACACCCTGTGCTTATAGATACCCAGACCTGGACTGAAGTACAAACACCAGGAACAATTCTATCCTCTTATTCAATACCAGCTATTTTTGCAGATATAGATAATTTCCATGCCCGTATGTTACAAGTTTATGCTTATTTTAAACCAACTGTCACACTTCGATTTTTGATAAATTCTACTAAATTTCATCAAGGAAAACTTATTGCATTCTATGATCCTATGGAGGCAACTGTTATTTCTGTTGATACTTTAAATAAGCGACCCCGCAATATTTATATGGCTACAGGCCAACCTAATGTTTTATTAGATGCAGGATATTCCAATACAGGGGTTCTAGAAATTCCTTTTGAACATGTCTTATCATATATGACTACTAATTCTACTGAACGTGCTCCACAGATGGGAACTGTCTATTTGATGGTTCTTAATTCTTTGATGTCAGCTACGGGAGCTACACCAGAATTAGATGTACAAATTATGTTGTCATGCGCCGATGTAGAATTGCATATTCCCATGCGTCCACATACAGTTCAATTAATATCCTCTACTGAACCTTTTAAACCTGAAGGAGTGCCTATGCCTAGTTCACATACAAATATGGCTTTGGCACCTAAACAATTTATGGGAGGTGTGAAACCAAAACCCTCCTCTGGTTTTAGACAAGTGGTCGATTCAACCATTAACACTATTAAAACTATACCTGATTGTTTTTACAACTTTGCTACTGGCAATTGGAATGGCTTGGGCGGAAATTTATCAGATATTTGGGACCAAACAGTAGATAGATTTGAAGGAGGTCTCAAAATGCTTGGCATGGACAAACCTGCAGCACTATTAACTAAAACAGAGAATATGCTTTCAACTACAGCTCCTTTGGCACATATGAAAGGTGTTGATGGCTCTATTAGATTGGCCGCAACTCAATCTGGTGGCTATACTCAAATGAATTTTTCCGCCGCTAATGAAGATGAAATGAATATAAAAGAAGTGATTAAAACTAAAATGATGTTTAATCAATTAGCTTGGGATACAACTCAACCCGCAGGTGCTACTCTTTTGCAAATTCCAGTTCATCCAGGAATTTGTTTTACATCTCCTTCTAGTGCTCGTAGTGGATATACTGTTTTAAACCCCACATTTTTGTCCTATTTTTCTTTGGCCTACGAGCAGTGGCATGGCTCCATAAATTTCCGTTTTGATTTCACGGCAACACAATTTCATACAGGACGTGTTGTAGCAGTTTTTGAACCAAATAGTAGTACAACTGGCGCTTTAGCAAATCTAGATTTATATACTAATAATCCATCTCATTTGTTTGATTTACATGAGAATAAAACTTTTGAAATTAATATACCTTTTGTTTCCTCTACTCCACGTAAAAATACAGTTAATCCTACAGCAGCAAGTTTAATTGCCCAAGATGATGAAAATTCATTGGGGATTTTATACTTGTTTGTTTATACACCTTTGGCAGTTACAAATAATGTTCCGAACACTATTCCTATAAATTGTTATATTTCAGCTGGCGATGATTTTGTCTTTGAAGTTCCGCGTCTACGTGATGACATATTTTATCCCGACGATACAGCTATTCCTCCTATAACAACTCCCTTTCGACCAGAAGCTGGAGGCGAAGCTTTACCACTTCGTTCAGAAGATCGAACTAGTCCCCCATCTATAATTAAAGGTTCTGGCGTTATATCTTCTGTTTGCCATTACAATGAGGAGATTGGAGATGTAAGGGACTATGCTCGGCGCTACTATAAATATCGCACTTACTCCGCCATTTTTTCGACTGATCCTTCAAACTCTGGTAATTTTTATGTTCAAGGACAAGATGAAACCACTTTGATTGCACTACCACAATATAATGTTTCTGCTCAAAACCCTTTGGCTTTTGTTTCTAATTTATATACTTTTTGGAGTGGAGCTTTACGTTATAAAATTTATCCATATGTTCGGCGATCTCAAACACTTAAAACAACAGTAGTTAATGCACTTGGTAAGTTAGCTGGATCTCCAATGCTAGGCACAGGAGGTTTTAGCTTTTTGCAAAGTGTTGGTAATTCTTATCCACATCAAATTCAAAACAGTTCACAAGATTCTTCTACAGAAGTTGAGATTCCTTTTTATTCCTTCTATAACCAATTTGTTACCAATCCTGTCCAAACCACGGGCAATTATAATGACTTGATTTATGGCTCTGGCTCAATATTATATCTTTTTGAAACAGATACACCTACAGATTTTCCAGCTAGTACTTTAACTTTTGATTTGTATATAGCAGCTGGCGATGATTTTAAGCTTCGCTTTTTAGTATCACCCCCATCTACCCTTATAATTACCCGAACATAAATAGATCATCTAATTTTCGACTGGGATATTTTGGAGGAATTTAAACAAACTAGTGATTTGAGGCGTCGGAAACCTCATCATTAAACTTGAGACGTGCAAGTGCCATGAGTAATTGTCCACTTTGGTAACTGTCGAGCTCGCTAAGGATAAATTAGTATGTTTGTAGTATATATTGCAATGACATTCATTTTGAAAGGAGTAGGAAATCCACCCTGAATAGATGTCTCGCTCTTGGTATTAGGCTAAAACAGAACATTTTACCTGAAGATTGAAACTTAGTTTGACAATAGTATGTTTTATTCCAATATTTCGTCTCTTTAACGATGTTCATTATCATTATCAAGATGTTGACTACTAACTAAAAAGTATTTCTATGTATTTATTTATGCCCATATTCAGGCTTGTTGTGCATTAAAAATAAAGCCTTAAACTTACTAAAATGAACCAACCTTTAAATAACGTAAGTGGACACAATTCCGAAAATACTGTTGAAGAATTGCTAGCGCAATTATCTATAGGAGAAGAAATTCCAACTTCCATGAAGAAGGACTTTGATAAAATACATCGTGCTATTGAAGCTCGTTCTAAATATTTGATGAAGCGAAATCGAGCTCGTAAGAGGCACTATGAAAAGATATCTCGGAAAGCTTTATCCGAGAAGCGAACTTTTAAACCGGAAGCTTTACCAGGCGCTACTTTAGTGGGAAATATGGTCGATTATGCCCTAACATGTAAGCGAGTTCCTGAAACCTTGTCATCTTTATTAGATCGCCATAATCGAATTGCAGAAAAAATAGAGGATTCGACTGAATTAGCAGAGGCTTCAGCCAAAGCATTGCTGGAAAAGATTACATCAGAAAAGTTTGCTATGAAAGTAGTTACTAATGGATCTTTAACTTTAATGAGGTGGTACAATCAAAAACCCATTTTTATTGTAGCAATATTGGATGTAGTTCAATTTATTTTGAACACAATGATTGATTTTATAACTATGTCAGCGTCTGCTGTGATTGAAGCAGCACAACAATTATTAGAGGCTGTCTCGCCATCTACCCCCGCGCAACTTCCAGAAGGGGATGATAGGTTTAGACCAGAGGCTATGAATTTAGAATGCCCTGATAATATAGTAACTATTGTGTCCAGCATGGTATCTCTACTTGGGACTGCCTTGTTAGGACGAAGAATCATAGCATCTCCTGACTTGATGAAGACTTTGAAGACTTATGGTGATGTTGGCAGAGCCACCACTGGAGTCAAACAATTATATGAAAATTCGACCAATTTAATTTCATGGGTCCTGGAAGGACTTCAAGCTTTGGTCACTAATTTTAGAGCTCAAACTCTAGTCTCTAAAGATAAAGTTTGCATGGAATTGGAGATAAATGATGCATACATGGAATATGTTGAAGATTTGATTGACCCGTGTAAGCTTGATGAATATTTAATGACTCATGAATTTCGCTCTAAACTCCAGCGAGCTCGATATAAGTTACTACAATTTACTGCCAAAAAATATAAAGGTAGTGACCCTATATTGCGTACATATATAACTGCTCGTATTGTGTCATTGTCGAAGATCTTAAATGACAACATGCAAAAATTTGTTGGTAAGGGAGGAGAATCCAGAATGGTCCCTTTTTGTATTCAATTTTTTGGCGAGTCAGGTAGTGGGAAATCTACTGTTATGAATCCTGTCGTGAAAGCTTTACTGACAGAAGGAGGGAGTGGAAGAGTTTTGGAAAATACACATGTGTCCTCCATGACTGGCGTTACTAAATATTGGGATGGATTCCGAGGAGAAGCAGGCTTAACAATTGATGATGCATTCATGACTCGAGGAGCTGCCCCAAATGAATCTGAGCACACGCGCTTTATATCTCTTATTTCGTGTGTATCTATGACCATTCCTAAAGCTGATTTAACATCCAAAGGTTTAACGGCAGATGCTATAAAATTAGTAATATGTTCTTCAAATTGCGAACAACCCAAAGCATCTGAAATTAATAATTCTGATGCAATGCTGAGACGACGTCATATGGTCTTTTTAACTGTGCGAAATCCTGGTACTGATGGCCGCATTGATCCAAAAAATGATTTTTCACGTTTTCAGCTGAGAGATTCCATAACACGAGCGAATATAGGAAACAGTTTGACTTTTTGTGAGATGTTGCGTTTGTGTTCTAAGCGATTTAAAGCTCATCTTACAGAACAAGAAAAATTGGTTAATATGGATGAAATCCCCTCTAATTTCTTTGATGAAGACACAAAAATTCCAGAATCACCTACTCCTCTAGACACGTATGCCTATGATAGTGTCCACCCTTTTGAAGAGGAAGTAGAATTTCAGCGTAGTAAGAAGAAATTTAAATTTAATAAATTTCAACCTGAAGGAGCTGAAGATTGGAATTATCGACAACCTGAACCTAATTACTTTGTTGAAGATACTAGAAATATTTGTCCCTTAGTGGAACCTTATGACGGAAGAAGGATTATGCATAGTGTCCGACCTATTGATCCAAGACCAAATCAAGATTTTAAGGCAACTTATTTTTTTACACCACATATTTGTTGTTCACCTACTAGATTATATTATGACAACTATCATACATGGAAATATTGTAATGCAAAACGGATGTTTAATAATGGTTTGGATTTGACAGTGGCCGATTTTGATTTTAGTGAATTGACTTTTCAGCATAGACAAACGTTTGAAGAAGCGCTAAATGCAGGAATGATGTTGCCTGAGAGATCAACAGTTCTAAAATATTTCAATCCATGTGAACCCGAAGAATTTATGGCATGGGAGGCCATTCGGGCACAAGAGCGAGTTTACCGCCATTATGGAATTAATCGTTATAATAATTGTGTCACAAAACATTATAAGAGACTAGGCTTTTTCGACGACTTGGATTCTGATTTTGATTTAGTTGGATACACAAGTTCTTATGATCACTCTGGTAAAATCTTGGAGGATCGGTTGAATTTTGACTTAGATTTTAGCATTCGTTATGGAAACCCATTTCAACCCGAAGGTCTATTTGATTTTTTTAAACCGAAGAAAGTCAATCGTGCAGTTCTAATTGCAGAAGCCTTAGCAATAGTAGGCACGTTGTATGCTGGGATAAAACTGTTTAAGGCTGTTAAAAATTTGGTTAAAAGTGCAGATTTAGTTATCCCTACATTAGATTATGACACTAATACTTTACAAGCCTTCATAGAGTCAGCACCAGAGCAATATCGTAGTGCATTGGCTAAAGCAGTTTCTGAAACAGCAGTATCCATACAAAAAGAACAAGCTTTGATTATGGAGGCGTTGCCAGCTTATGATCCATCTGCAAAAACAGTGAAACATGTTCGTATGACCCCACAAGGGATAGTTTATGATGGATCAGCTAAAGGTAAAACTGCAATGGCTATGAAAGTACAAGCCATATTTGCCGACCATGGAATTCATACGACATCTGCTACAGAAATGGTGCGTGCTATGTGCCCAGAAGGAATAGATGAAAATTTTTCAGTAAAACGATTGGCTTTATCACGTAATACAATGACCTTTCATCGGGGCCCATCTGAGGTTATAGTGATTCGAGGAACAGCATTGAAGGACCGATTTGTTCTAGTTCCTAATCATTTTAGCCGTATGTTCAAGGAGGATGAGGAAATTCGGGTAAAATTTAATGGAGTTTCGACCTATTTTAGATTTTCCCATAAAAATTTTTATAAACCAGGGGATATGACTCAAACTCATTC